TCTGCTGTGCACCACCTGCGACTTCGTAAGGATACATATCAGGAAGATATTCGCCATCGAGACGGGCGAGAATACGCAGGTCTTTGGATTGAGCAGCGTGTAAGCGTTTGTGCACAGCATTGAACAGCTTTGAAGATTGCTCTAACAAAGCCATAGTAGTGCCAACTGGACCGTAGTTAGAACCTTGTTCTACTACGCTATCTGTCGCATCGGCAAACTCTTTAGCCAAATTTGTAACATACTGCATAAGATTATACAATGTTTGAGATGGCTCTTTAAACGGTAATGGTTGCAAGGATTTTCCTAAATCACCTGCAGGACTATTTACTTCTCTCCATTCTCCCGGTGCGATAGGCTCGTCAGGGGCAAGCACACGGAGACCGTGCGCCTTAAAGCCACCTGGCAAGTTAGCAAAAGTGCCAGCATCAATTAGCTGGCGCAGGGAGGATGTTGCTGTTTTTGTTAAGCCACCGATTAAATGTAAATAACCGTAGCCATAAAATCCTAATCCTGGAATCATTGTATAATGCGTGATATACATTTTCTTTTTCTTCAGTATATCTTGTTGATCCCAGTTTCTTCTTATGCATAAAACTTGTTGATCAGTTGTCATATGAACAATGTATGGAAGTTTCAATCCATCTTCATCTTCATATCCTGGTAAATCTACGTTGGCATGTACTTCTAAAATTTCTACTTCATCATCTGTATAACCAGGCTTGCTTCTTCCTACTGCTTCATTGGCAGATTCAGTCGCAGCTGATTCTTCAATTTGAGTTTCCACAACTTCAATGTCACGAAACATTCCCGCGATTTGAAGTTTCTTAATTTGATTTAATGATAGGGTATATTTATGTGTAAATCGTTCTGCGCTTTCTAAATCAGAAGCATAATAATCTACATATAAATCGCTTGCTTTAATGTATTCAGTACATGGTCTTTGCAGTGTTGGGTCCCAAAAGTTTTTTTTAAATGCTGTTCCATAAAGGGCAACATAAAATAATAAACGATCCAGTTCTGGGCCATACTCAGGCATTTGAACTTGTGTCTGCCAATTCATAAATTGACGAACACGATTTGCCTGTTCCATTTTTTGTTGAGTTTCTACTCCTATAATACGTGTACGTACAGGACCTTCGGTAGGAAATAATTCTTTATATGTTTTTGCTTGAAATTTTACAACGGCTTGAGCCAATACAGGATGAGTCGCATTGCATGCTCCAGGGAAAGGTTCATCACCTGGGCTATCTTTTAATCCAAGAAGTGTAACTCCGTCTTCCGCTATGTTATCATACTCCTGGCGTGAATCTTTATCTCTAGTATAGCCATCGTATAACTCATTTGCAACTTCCTGCAAATCTTCTTCGGACATAAGTTCTGCTAAATTCTCATCAAACTCATCCGTTAATTCTTCTTCTTCTTCATCAAGACCCATTGCTTTAGCTATTTCTAATGCTTGTGGATCTTCTATTTCCACTTCTATTGATTCATCCACTTCATCAACACCAGGCATCTTAACACTGGTGATCGCATCCGTTAAATCAATTTTTTTCTCTATTGCCATTTAATATCCTTACTAGTAATAAAAACTTTTACTTTTCGCCTGTTCCACTTGCTTTCTATTATACACTCTTTGCTCTGCCTTGTCAAGCCATGTATTTTCACTATGATCTATGTATCCTCCATTACGCATCCATAACAATGCCTGTGATATAGTATCCATATAGTCATCATGGTTGCCTGTAGGAAATGTTCTTGCCTCTTCCATTACCTCTTTTGTCCAAGCTTTTGCCTGAGGGGCATATATACGCCCATTATGAAATAAAGATGTTATGGCATAAGCCCTTGATACCTTATCTCGGTCAGGTTGAAACTCAAATATAGGCAATCCCGCCATCCTTAAGTCCTGAATCAAGGATTGACCAGAAGCTTTCTTCTCAATCAGTATGGAATCAGGTTTATGTTCCTCAAACTTGTCAATTGCCTTCTGTCTTAGTGTAGGATAATCCCATCTTCCACGAGTTGCCCCCAATAAGCACAGATTAGGTGGTCCCAAACCGTCACCAAAGACTCCCCATGTCGTTATTGCCGAATAATCGGCCGTTGTTTTGGTAGAAAACGCCGTATCCCATGATTGTATGATATATGTGCACTCAGGAGCCTGATCTTTCTCCCAATCCTGCCACCATTCAGTCTTAATTATGTTTCCTTTCTCTGAAGTTGGCGCTTGTCCATACAATGCATCAAATTTAAAGCTGGGAGTGTTGTTTTTTGTACGAATTATCTCTTCGGTAGTCCAACAAAACCCATTTTCTCGGTCAGCCGCAGGCCAAAATGATTCACCTTCTTTTAATTTAGGATATTTAGTAGTTAAATATCCCTGTTTTATTAGTTTTTTTCTACAATCATTCAATCCTTTTGCAGCTTCTGGAGTATTTAACGCAGGAATTTGCACTACTTCCCACTTATCCGTCATTGGTGCACTGGATTCTTGATTTAACAGGTAACCCGCCAGATCATTTTCATGCCATCTGGTCATTACAAGAACTATTTTGCCCCCTGGCATCAGTCTTGTACGCAATCCCGAGGAATACCATTCGTTTAATGTATCTCTTCTTGCCTTTGAAAAAGCATCTTGCTCGGATATTGGGTCATCAATGATGGCTAAATGCGCACCAAAGCCCGCGATACCTGAACCAGAACCAGCTGCTAGGAAAGATCCCGCCTGTTTCTTCTTATGTTCTAATGCCCATGAGTTTGCCGATCTGTTATCACGGCGTATGTTTGTACGAGGAAAGATTGTTTGATATGCGCTTGTATTAATAATATCCCGGATGGCACGACCGAATCTAGTTGCCAAGTCATCACTGTGAGATACGGCAATTTCCTGCCAATACGGATTGCGCCCAAGCGCCCATGCTGGAAAATATGTAGATGCTATGAGAGATTTACTGGAACGAGGAGATATGAAGATCATTAACCGATCTATATCGCCTTTTTCTAAAAACATTAATTCATCACACAGTAAACGGTGATGCGGACCAACATTAAATGATGGATTCATCAGCATAATAAACGCTAATAAATCATCACGTGCCTGATGAATTGCTAATCTAGTAGCCGCATCCCTATCTTCACTTGTTAATGACATACGCTTTGCCACCCCATAATGCTAACTCTTCATATAAGTTAACAGGAGGATTATTTGAATCATATTCCTCAAGTGTTGGCGTTAATACGCGAGTGCTCATACTATCTCCTGTGTTAGTTGAGTTATTTACTTATTTTAGTTTTATTGCCAATATCTGGTTTCACACCATCAGGGAGATTATAAATATCCCATACATGAACCCCATCATTATAATCGTAATCTTCAGCATTTTCACTCCAGGTAAAAGTATTATTTTTCCCCTGTTTTGCTTTTGCTGTATAACGAGTATTATTATAAGGTCCTGCAACTGGATGTGATTTTACAGTCTTAATTGTCATACGTCCTCCTTATTTATCGTCGTCATCCCAATCCAAGTCATCATCTTCTGCTTCATCAATAATATCATTTATTTCTTCAAACAGAGAATCTTCCTTTTCATGAATCGCACTTAACTTTTCCATTTTCTTTTTTATCTTTTCCAATGGAGTTTGTTTCTTCGCCATGTCTCCTCCTTAATTTCTTTTTTTACCACCAAACGGTATTGTTAATCCGATAAAAGCTTTCTCTTCAAGTGGATCAATTTTTACATTTAATCCTTTAGGAAGTTTTTCCTTTATCTTCTCTAGCTTGGGGGCAAATAAGTCTTTAACCTTTTCCACTCCCGGTATCTTTTCAGCTAGAAATAATGTTCCCGCCAATGCCGCCTTTTTAGCCGCATCAGCCGTCTTACTCTGCACGTAGTCACGCGCTTCGTTTACACCCATATCCTTGCGCTGATTAGACACTATGCATATTCAGGCCCGTGATCAATAATACTTTTATGACCCGGAGGCAAGCGTAATCCTATAGGAAGTTCATCTTTCTTCTTTTTCTTTTTAAGATCAGCAATATTATTTTTCGCAGTCAATGCTTTTATTGTCTTAGCTTTTTCATAAGCTTTTTTTGCTTGTTTAGTTGGTCCTGCCATATTATCTACTTCCTGAAGGAGCGGATTTAACTTCACCTTTAATGTGTTTCTTTCTTTCCGCCGCTTCTTTTTTCTTGTAAGCACCCGATGCCGCAGATGATCTACCTGTCGGTTCAGTAACATGCTTCATTCTTTCCGCTTTTTTTGCTACTTTTTCTTTTTTCTTAGTAGCACCTGAAGCCGCCGCAGACCTGCCTGTAGGCATGTCCTTTTTCGCTCTAGCTCTTCTAGCTTTTTCCGCTTTCATAATTGCAGCAGATTTCGCTTTAGCTCTTCGCTTTTTCTCCGCCTTCATGATAGCCTTGTCTTTTTTCTTTTGTTCAGCAGATAATGGTTTCTTCTTAGGCTTAACTTGTTCAGCCTTAGCTTTACCATTCTTGCCTGTAATTTTTTTTATTATTTTTTTAATAATACTATCTTTCTTTTCTTTAGGCTTTATCTCTACATCTATTCCTTTTGAACTATGAATAGTCTTAGTTTCTTTTTTCTTATTAGCATCTAAATCTTTCTTTTCAGTTTTTGTAGGTGCTTTTGCTTTTTCTTTTATTCTTTGTTTAGTTACGATACTTTTTTCCTCGGCAATATCTTTTTTAGATTTGCTTTCAGGTTTTACATATTTCTTTTCAGAAAGTTTCTTAAATCTTTCCTTAGCTTTTTTTCTCATTTCTTCAGTTGGTGCTGGCATTGTACTGCTCCTTTAATTAATTGTTTCCTTATTAAGTTTAGGTGTCGCTATTCGTTTAAGTCGTTCTATATCGCGAGCGATATCCTCGTCTGAATTTCCTGTAGCGAAGGCATTACGCACTTCCATTTCCGTTATGTTCTTATCAGTCCACATCGCCTGATGCTTGCCCA